GCAATGGACTTTCCATATGTTCTAGCATTTTCTTGTATGCATCCCGTCTTTTCAGTGACTCTTTGTCCTTAAAGATTATGGAAATTGTGTATGAGATCTTTGACATTCAAGCCAATACGGAGGAACCACCAACCAGACAGTCAGGTTTGGAAGGTGTTATTCTAGTACCACGTTGGATTCAAATGTTGAGGAATGCTCGAACAAATTGGGAATTAGTTAGGTCAAACAAATTATTTAAACACTTCTCACGCCTGTTATCACTGGTTGTGACTATGGGAATGTGTGAAGTCTCGTCAGTGACATTCAATGTCGGCAACTACAAAGTTATTGAGCCAGATATGTCTTTGATTCATGCTGATTCAGTCGATCTAATTGACGCAGCGCTCTCGACGGTTACTTTTTTCGTCGAGAACATATATGTGTGTTTTAAGGACAAATCTCTACGGTGCTTCCTAATAGGGAATAAAGAGGCCCTAGAACTTGACGACGAGTACATGCTGTTATTGCAGTGGTGGGATCTCGTCAGAAATGGGAACCTTGAGAAGCACAAGAAGGCTTCTGAAAAGGAGTTCGATTTGAGGCTCGAAAATTGCACCAAGCGCCTTCGGGTTCTAGTGCAAGGGAAGCATGGCATTGAGAAGAGTATATTTGAAAAGAAAATCCTCAAACTGTGTACCATACGGAATGAATATGTCACACTTAAATTGGCTACTGGGCTTAGGAAAGCCCCTTTCGCCCTGGAATTATATGGGCGTAGTTGCCAAGGAAAGACAACTTGTGGGATGCAGATCGTTGATTGTCTTCTTGCTAGTGCAGGTTTACCTACTGGCATGGAGCATAAGGCCTCGGTCAACGCTTCTGACAGGTATATGTCCAATTGGGCCACAAACAAATTAGTCATGATATTTGATGATATGGCTAACGATAAGAAGGATTTCATAGAGAAGGCTCCCACCAGAGCCCTCATCGACGTCATCAATAACAACCCTTTCTATGCAAACATGGCAGAAATTGAGAGCAAGGGTAAGGTTTTCGTCGAGCCTGAGATCGTGGTAGTTAATACCAACGTCAAAACGCTGGACGCTCACACCTACTCCCAGTGCCCATACGCCATTCAGAGACGAATGAAGTACGTCCTGACAGTTGCCGCCAGAGAGGAATTCCAACTAGTTATAGATGGAAAAGAATGTGGTCTCGACCCTACAAAGGTTAGGGACTGCTATGGTGACAAAATGTCAGATATCCCAGTAGACGACCTGTGGTACATAACCATCGAGCAGGCCGTTGAACCTAAGGATCTGCGTCACGTGGCCCAATATGCTGTTGTCAAGGAAGACGGTATAACCTACGCCAAGGTTTCCATAAAGACCGCCGTTCAATTCCTCATAACTAAATATCATCAGCATAGGGCAGAACAAGAGTTCATAATACGCAATAAGTCGAGAACCATAAACTTGTGTACTGCAAAGGGTTGCAAGCAGATCAAAGGTTTGTGCAATAAACATGACACCGATGGGCATTCGTATGATACGGTGACCCCGGAAGACTCGTCAGTTGCAGAAGAGTCGGAACCTGAAATCGAGG